TTCTGTTACAAAAGCAGAGTTCTTTCCTGCCCACAATAAGAATATTCCTTTTTCTATTTTATCTTCTATATCCTTAATTGTATAGTTATCTTGATACTTAACAGCTTTTGCTATATAGGGTTTACACCTTTCCCATTCAATTTCCCAAGGATCTTTCTTCGCTTGGTTTATATCAACTACCTTATTAGTCGCCTCTTGCATATTCTACAATACTCATATGTATATCTAAATTACCAGCATGGTTGCCTTGTACTTTTATTATTTCTCCTTGATGAATAATAATAGGTCTTTCTAATAACTCTGAAGTGCTATTAGCACTTATAACCTTGCCATTAAAAAGATTAAAAGTATCAGAACCATGTGTATTAGTAACATCTATTTGTGTTTGTTGTCCTTGATGTTCACATACTAAAAATGATTGTATTACTGAAAAAGTAAAATCATCTCCTGATGGAGCTGTATAAACCGTATAGTCAGTATTAGCTAAAGTAATATTAATATGTACGTTTTCAGCTCTTTGTATATACTGTCTTTGTGAGGATAAATCCATTATCTTCTACCTCTTGGTTTGCCATCTACTCGTATTTTACCAACTTGAAAATCTTGGGTTAGTGATCCTGTTACTTTCATAGATACTTGTCTTGCACTAAACCTTGCATCGGTATAACCGTCTGTATCAAAAGTAAAGTTACCAAAATCTGTTTCTGCACCAAGCGGTGTAAACCTACCTTTAAATCCTACTGTTATGCCTGGTAATGTTGCTGCTTCTTCATCTGGAATAATCTGATTTACTTGTACCACTCTATCGCCATTACCTATTTCTATTGGTGCGCTTTCACAAAATGGTACTTGCGTTCCTATTCCTGGTGAATCAAATAAAACTCTCTTATCATGCTCATAGACATTACCGCTTGAATCACATGCTAATGGGTAATCAAATACACCTTGGTCTACCCAACAGCTTCTATCCATTGATCCTATTGACCATACGTTATCCAAGTAATTCCAAATAACATATTTGTTTGGTGTTGATTGATAGTCATCGCCAACTGGAAAGAACCACCATATTTCATTAAAGTCTATATTATGTGTGCCAAAAGTATTTTCTTGATTTTCAACTCTTATGTTATCAAAAATAAAATCATGCACATCTGACTTAAGTTCTCTTAGCTTTCCATCAAATGTAAAGAATGAGTTTTCACCTATCCAAGATAAAAATCCACCAGATGATGCTATGGCTCTTGGGCTGATAGCTTTACAGTTTACACCAGCATCTTGTACACCATATACAAAAGGTGAGCCTACATAATAAAGCCTATTAATACCAACATCTGTAAAAATAATAATATCGTTCTGCCATTTAACTGCATATAAAGCTCTACCGCCTGTTGGTATTTGCAGATCACCTGCTGTATTTCTAGCAGTAGATGTCCAGTTAGTATTATCTTCTCTATCTGACCAAGATACTCTTCTTGGATCTGTGTATGATCCTATGGCTATTAAATGTCTTTCATTACTAACTATAATAGCTTGACAGCCTATTGGAGAATTACTGATTTGTGTAGCTATAGTATCTGGTGATCCTGATCCTGCATCTGGTCTCCATTGGTATATCTTACCGTCACTAGAACAACAGAAGACTAAATGCTCTCCCCAGTTATCAAATGAAAAATGATCTACTTTAAGTGCTAGTGTAGATGTTGATCTTTCGTCACCGTAATCTTCTTCACCGTAATCGTATGTACCGTAACCAGTTGATGAATTTACTATATCGCCTACAAAACCTGACGGTGTTATATCTATCCAAGCATCTTCATAAAATACATAGACTTTGCTTCTAGTGCCAACTGCTAAAACTTTTTCTCCGTCATTGGTTCTATAAGAATACATAGCTATTGGTGTGCCTACTAAGGTAGTACCTTCAAAATTTGTCCAACCGCCTATTGGTTTTAGATAACCGTTTTCAAAACGTACTAAATCACCATCTACCCAACGTCCTTTGTTAGCGTAGTCAGTACCGTTTTTTACTATTCCTGCGGGTGGTGTAATTGGGTATAGGGCCATTGTCAGCTCCTATACTGTACGTTTCCACATATATGCAACTATGTATGGTTGTAAGTTATTATGCGCTTCACCGCCACCTGTGGCTTGTGTAGTTTGTGTTGATGTTGGCGCACCACCAGCAACCTCTATTTCTCCAGTACCACCTGGATTATCACTAGTGCTTAATGAATGTGTATGTGATGGTATTTCACTAATAGAAAGCGTATGTGTTTTTGCACCTCCAGTCTCTTCTGCTGTGTCAAAATCTGTATCACCAGAGTCTAAACCAACTATAACCTTACCAGCTCCGAAAGCTACCCATGTACCAAAGCCAAGCAATGTTGCTGGATTAGTTGAACTGGTTGCATTGATATAAATAGATCCAACTGGATATACTTTTTCTAGCACGTTAGTACCATCGATTTGTAGCTCGCCACCAGTAGTATTGACATTACCACTAGCGGTTACAGTTGTTGCTGTTACTGTAGTTGCTGCAACAGTTGATGCTGAGTTAGCACCGATAGCAGTACCGTCAATTGCGCCACCATTAATATCTACTGTAGTTAATATAGATGTACCGCTTATTGTTGCGCTGTTTAATGTGGCCAAACCAGTTGTTGATAAAGTAGTAAATGCACCTGTAGATGCTGAGTTAGCACCAACAGTAGCGCCATCTACAGATCCGCCGTTTATATCAACGGTTGTAAAAGATGCAGATCCAGTAGAGGTTAAAGTACCTGCTACTGTTAAAGTTTTATTATTACCAACATTCAGACCAACACTAGTACCTGCGCCGTTAGCAGAAAAAATACCATCAATGATATCTAAATCATTATTTAGTCTGCCACCCCACTCGTTAGTAGCGCCTCCTACTTGTGGTTTTCTCAAGTTTAAATTTGTGGTATAGGTGTCTGCCATAGTGCTTACTTATTAATTTTAGATTTAATTAATTCAATCCATTGTGGTTTTTTTTTATATATTATAAACCCAACAACTGCTATTAGTATAATTATTTCTATTAATGTTTCCATTACTAAGATTCTAAAGTTTTTGTTACTGACGTTGGATTTTTTTGATTTTCTATTTGTGAATCTAAAGCAGCTTTTAAATTAGCTACTTCTTCTTCACCCATAGCAGTTTCAACCCAACCCTGTACTTGTGAACTTGTCACGCTTTCAAAGTTTGTGAAGTTTGAAAGGTCTGAAGTATCAAGGCTTTGAGTACCATAGACTGAAGCAACGTAAGGATTACCTTCTGCATCGACTTCAGTATCGGTAGCGTTCAAACGCCAGTGTACTAGATAAATCACATTGCTGTGACCTTCTTCGGATGGGTACACATCAACTGTGTTTACATTCCATGTATAAGTTATTGCCATTTTTATTCTCCTATATAAGTTATTAATTCATCAGATTCTATATTACATCAAGTTTCATTTTGTTAACTAATTAACTAGATTAGTCCACATATATTCTTCTGCTTCTTCTAGTGTTGTAAAGGTTTGTACATCTTCCTCAGTGTTATTATCTACTATAGTAAAAGTAGTCTCATCATATTTGACAATAACATAGGGAACATTGGTTATAGGTCCTAAACTCATTATGGTCCTCCTCCTCCGCCAGGTCCTGCTGTTCCTCTAGTTGCACTTAAATCTATAGTTTTGGAGCCACTGTCGTAACCTGTTGAATTTGGGTAATAGGTTCCGCTTAAAGAGGCTCTCATGTAAAAAGTAACACTACCGCTTAATGTTCTAGTTCCGCTACCACTAATTACTGTTGCTAACCATTGCCATAGAGGGGAATAAGTGCTAGTGCTTACAGTTGTCCAAGTATCAGTAGTTGGACCTGTTGTTGATGCAGTTCCAACAGAACCAGAAGTAGTAGTACTATACACTGCTTTTGCTTCAAAGGTAGCACTGTCTAGTCCTACATAGCCTTGATATGCATAAGAATAAACCGCTGCTGCGCTTGAATTAAAAGTGGTAAAACGATGCTCTAATCTATCGTTAGCAGTGTCATGCTTTTGGGCGTAGTTGCACCCAGCTTGAGCATAGATTGCATCAGTATAACTTTGAGACCCCCATGGACTTGGAGCAGTAGATAGTCCTGATAATGGCCAAGTGTTTAGTGATACAGTAACTGCTGATTTACCATAAAAATCAGATATAGAGATAGCACCTGAAGCTACACCTGCAAGAGTTCTTAAATCAGTTTCACCCATAGAAGATGTTGCTGTTGCACTCCTACCTAGTTCTAAATTAATTGACCTATCAGTTGTAGTACCACCAATAGACATAGTTCCGCTACTTGCTAGAGTCATTGTCTAACCTCGCTTTTAGTTCGTCTATTTGTTGCTGTTGATCTTTGATAGCTTCAATTAAATAACCTACTAAGTTACCGTATGCTACAGACTTGGTACCCATTTCATCT